ACTGCTAATACTGCGGTACAGATAAACTTTAATGTAGATTGATAGAGACCCAAGAATATATGCGATATAAGTACGGGCTTTAAAAATCACGACTTTCTCTTATATAGGGGTAAAACACACTCATGATACAATGTGAAAAGACAAACTCTCAGAAAAAATTTTATATAAATAAAGCCAAAAACACAAGGAGATAAATATGGGTGGAAGTTCAAGTAGTTCTGGAGGATCAAATAATGTTGCTAGGTCAAATCCTAATGAAATGAGGGCAAGGGAAATGGCTGCTGAAACAAATCGTCAAAAAGCAGAACAAGAAGCCAAGTCAAGACAAACTGCTTTTAATGATTATCAGGAGCAACGTAAAGCGGCATCAAAAGGAATAGATGTAATGATAAGCCCTGAGAAAGCAAAGACAGTCAGAGAAAATGCTGGTATTGCTATGGACTTAGATGCAAAGGCTAAAAAGTCAGTAATTAATGTACCTGTTCCTACTGTTGGAACTGTAGCTATGAATACAATAAGTAGCATTAATTATACTAATCAAGCCAAGCAATTAAGATCAGGAGGCAGACCTGTATATGATATGACTGATGGTTCTTATCAAGGTGTTGTTCATAGTGGTATTGGTGGCAAAGTTTATTCTGGAAATCCTGATTATTCTCCTATTGGCAGAACAGACGGAATAAGCAAAACAAAGTCTGGTTCAATAACAGCTACAAGAGTAGATTCAACTCAAGGTTCTGATAATAACGACAGTCAGAAGCAGAATGTAACGCCTACTAAAACTCAAACTCCAGTTGAGGACAAAACTGATAGTACTGTTACATTAAGTACGGCATCAAGACGAGCCTTAATAGCTGGTGGTGGTGGTGGAGCCGCAAGAAGAAACCTTATATGAAATTAGACTATAAACCCCCTGGTCAAGTAGCCAAGGCATTTATGAAAGACGGATCATTTGTTCGTGGTATCAGAGGTCCAGTTGGTAGTGGCAAGTCTGTTACCTGTTGCATGGAAATAATGAGAAAAGCCGTAGCTCAAAAACCAAACGATCAGAATGTCAGAAGAAGCCGTTGGGCAGTTATAAGAAACACAAATCCTCAGTTAAAAACCACAACCATTAAAACATGGAGAGATTGGTTTGATGATGATTTAGGTCGGTTTATTTGGTCTCCTCCTTATACACATAATATTTGTTTTGCATTAGGAGATAAAACTACTGTGGAACTAGAAGTCATATTTTTGGCTTTGGATAAAACAGAAGATGTTAAGAAATTATTATCTCTTGAATTAAGTGGAGTGTGGGTCAATGAGGCTCGTGAAATAAATAAAAATATTGTAGATGCTTGCACTATGCGTGTTGGTCGATTTCCTTCAATGCGTGAAGGTGGTCCAAGTTGGTATGGTGTTATTATGGACACTAATGCTCCCTCAGAAGATCATTGGTGGGGAATAGTAGCTGGTGAAGTTCCTATTCCTGAATACATGACAACCGAAGAACGATTATTAATGGTTAAACCTGATGATTGGAATTTCTTTTCTCAACCTGGAGCCATGACTGAATCCAAAGATGAGCATGGTAACTTAGCTGGATATGATCCTAATTTAAAATCAGAAAACAGAGATAATTTACAAGCACAGTATTATGACAAGATTATATTGGGTAAAGCACCTTCTTGGGTAAAAGTATATGTATTAAATCAATATCAGGCATTAATGGACGGCAAACCAGTTTATCCTACATTTAGGAGAGATAGTCATGTTGCTAAAGACCCATTATTTCCTTCAGATCAAAACGATGTAATTGTTGGCATTGACTTTGGTCGTTCCCCCTCGGCTGTCTTTTGTCAGCAATTACACTCAGGAAGATGGATAGTTTTCCATGAAATAATTGGTAAAGACATGGGAGCAATCAGGTTTGCTGAAATACTAAAAAGAGAAATCTCAAAAAACAAATGGGATAATTTAACATTCAAGTTTATTGGTGATCCAGCAGGCAATCAAATGGCACAGGTATCAGAGCATACTCCATTTATGATGTTAAGAGCTGCCGGAATATCAGCTTATCCAGCTCCCAGTAATGATATATCCATAAGAGTAGAAGCCGTTGAATCTGTAATTAACAGAATGGCAGATGGTTTACCTTGTATTACTGTAAGTCCTACTTGCACAAATCTCATTTCGGGATTTGAAGGTGGTTATCAATATAAACGTATGTATTACATGGGTAATGAGAGGTTTGAGGAAAAGCCTGATAAAAACAGATTTTCTCATTGCCATGATGCGTTGCAATATGCGTTTTTAGGTGGAGGAGAAGGCAGAAAAGTCATGCTTGGACCAAAAACACCCACTTCCCCCACTACTGTTGAGAGGGTAAGTAATCCATTTGCACGTTTAAGACGGAGAAATGGTCGTATGGGAAGGCAAAGAGCCATATGAAATGGATAATATGCTTCTGTGATAGTAAGAATATAGGTCTTTGGAAACTATTTACAAAAAACCGTGTTGGCTTTACTCACGTTTATGCTGTCAATTATGATCCTGAATTAGATATATGGCGAAAAGTGGAAATAACGACTACTGGTTTTGATTTTCAGACATTAAAAGGCGATAAAGCTACTGAATTAGTTCTTCAGATGCATATTCGTGATACTTGCGTTGAGATAGATGTAAAAGACCACCCTATTTACATTCCACGATTATTTTACTGTGTCAGCTTTATAAAACATCTATGTAATGTCCGTAAGTTTTGGATATGGACACCTTATCAACTGTATTGTGAATTGCTTAAAAGAAAATGTTCAATCATTTTTGAAGCAAAAGACCTAGAGGAGCCTATCAATGGGATTTATGAAAACGCCTAAAGTTGCACCTAATCCTGAATTAGAAAAGCAAAAAGCTGAACAAAAACGTCTTAATAAAGAAGAAGCTGACAGACAAGCTTTTGAGAAATCTGAAAGAGATAGAAAGATTGCTGGAAATATGTATGGCAGTAAATCCTTACAAGGCGAAGATATGGACGATTTTACTGGTTACAGACGTAAAATGATGGGTGGAAATAATTATGGCTAGAGATGAAATAGGCGGAGATGCTAGTCCAGTACCAGCTAGTGGTGCCAGTCCATTAGATGCCGACTATAAAAAAGTTATGGACAGATACAAGAAAGCCAAAGGTAAATGGCAAAATTGGTCTGATATTTGGGAAGAAATTTATGATTACGTTTTACCACATAGGGAAAGCTTCTTTGGAGAATTTGCTGGTCAAAGACGTACAGAAAACATATATGACGAAACGGCAGTAACTGGTCTCCCTAGATTTGCCTCAAGGCTTCAGCTTGGCTTTTTTCCTCCAAATGGTCGAGCATTTAAACTGGCTCCAGGTCCTGAATACCCCTCCGACATGATCTCTAATCAGCTTCTAAAAGAACTTGATGACATAACAGAGTTATTGCATGAGGGATTGCGTAACAGTAACTTTAACTCTGAGTTTCATGAAGGTTTACAAGACTTAGGTATAGGCACTATGAATATGCTTGTGGAGTCTGGACGTTTTGTTGGCGATCTCCATTTTACTGCCGTACCACCTACTAATGTTGCATTATTATCAGGTGCTATGGATATGGTAACTGACTGGTTTAGATGGAATAATGAATGTGATATTACAGATATTAAGCTTCGTTATCCTCATGCTAAATATTCACCTGAAATGGTTAATGCTCAAAAACGTGATCCCAGACGTAAGACTAAATTAGTTGAAGCTACCATGTATGATAGTGACGATCAGTTTAAAGATGAGTTTACTTATTATCTTATATCTGAAACAGACAAGCACGTTTTATATAAACAAAAGCTTATTGGTCGTGGCAGTCTGCCGTGGTTAACTACAAGATGGTCTAAATCAGGCATGGAGGTTTGGGGTAGAGGTCCAATTCTACAAGCTATGCCAGCGATTAAAACTTTAAATCTTACTGTGCAGCTTATACTTGAAAATGCTGAAATGGCTATAGGTGGTGCATATGTTTATGACGATGATGGGGTATTTAATCCTGATAATATTACTATTCAGCCTGGAACTTTTATTCCTAGAAGTCCTGGGAGTTCTTTAGAATCATTACAAAGTCCTGCACGTTTTGATGTTGGACAATTAATCTTGGAGGATATGAGAAGAAATGTCAGGAAAGCTTTGTTTATTGATGAACTCGATTCAAGACCAAATGCGAAAACACCATTATCAGCAACAGAAGTTTCAGAAAGGCTTGCTGACGTGGCAAGAGATATGGGAGCAGTCGCAGGCAGAATGCAAAAAGAGTTCTTGCACCCACTTGTTGAAAGAATTGTGGCTATATATCAGCAACAAGGTATTTTGGATATACCAAAGGTTGACGGCAGAGAAATAAGGATTGTTCCTGTATCTCCGTTATTAAGGGCGCAAGATCAACAAGACGTAGCAGATTTTGTAAGATTTCAGCAGACAGTCGCTGGTACATTCGGACCAGAGATTACTCCAGCATTATATAATCAGGAAAAGGTTATTAAATATTTGGCATCTAAATTTGGTGTTAAAGAAGAACTGCT